CGGAAATGCGGCAAGGGACTTCAACATCGGCGACCAGATCGTTGATTCGTGGACAAACGATTCCAACGTCAAGTACGCGTTCCCCTGGGACGTCGTCGCTTTTGGCAACTTTGAGAAGCATGACGGCTCCGTAGTCCCGGGCATGGTCCTTCAGGCTCACTATTGTGATCCCGTTGCTATGCAGTTCTCGGGATATGCAGCGCTTCTTCATTGTCCGTCAGGACTCGCTGCAGGCACTTATCACTTCAAGTGTTCTGCGACTTGGGGCAACATAACTGCAAATACTGATTATCAGTTCACTCTTGCCAATGCGGTACCGGAAGGCGGTCTCGTTTGTGGACCTCAGAACTGGCCAGACGTTGCAATGGCAAACTGGAAGATCACGACCTATGCAAGCAACACTTCCACAACACCTATCGAGCAGGTCGCCCTGACAGCAGGCAACAGCGGAACGGATCTCGGAACGTTCACTCAGGGCTATTCATCAGCTACGATGAACGGCTTCCAGACCACTGCATACGGTTACAACAGATGGTCAAAGTCAGCCATCAGACAGTGGCTCAATTCCGAAGCAGCTGCAGGCGCTTGGTGGCATCCGCAGACTGTCTGGGATATGGCACCGTCAAAGGCAGCTCAGTACAGAGGCTTCCTCGGAGGTTTCTCTGATGACTTCAAGCATATCCTGCACGAAACCAAGATCAAGACAGCACTGAACAACTTTGACAAGGCCTCGGAGGGCGTAGGCTATGAATATACCTATGACAAGCTCTTCTTGCCTGCTCTCGAAGAAATGTATATCAACCCTCAGGCAACCGACAGCGAGTCGGAGGGTGCATACTGGGAGTATTACAAGGAACTGAACGGCACCGGCACAAAGTATGCGCAGTATGGTACCTATCCCGAGCTTATCAAGTACGCTCTTAGTAACCATGCTTCAGCTCAATACCAGCGTTTGCGTTCGGCCTTTAGGGGCAACTCTTACTATGCTTGGAATGTCTATGCTTCAGGCGTTGTCGGCAACTACTACGCAGTCACCGCCCTCGCGTGTGCTCCCGCTTGTATAATCTGCTAATCTTGACAATCGCCGCCCGACACCTCGGGCGGCATATATCTATACTTATTCTTTAGAAAGGAGTTAATAAATCAGTGAGCGTACCCGCAAGTCGCAGAAATGAGAATCAGACGCTGAAGACGTTGCTTTTAGCAATGGACCTCGCGTATTACACGGTCAAGATATGCTGCAACGAGAATGTATTCATACCAAAGTACAGGAACGCAGTCACGGACGATTTGATAAGGCTTGCCAAGGACATTTATATAAACTGCAGAACTGCTAACGGGATCAGAGTCTCAACTATTGAAGACCTGGCATCGAGAAGTAGGCTCCAGCTGCAGGCTAAAGCTGATTGTGACACTCTGATAGCCGAACTTGATATAGCAAAGCGTGTATTCCATCTGTCGGGCCGCCGCATACAATACTGGGCGGGAAAGACGATAGAATGCCGTGAGTATATCACGCGATGGCGGGAATCTGATATCAAGCACTTCAAGGAGCGCTCTGATATAGGGACGTAGGCTACAAAGCATTGAGGCGTTTGCGTTCGGCCAATAGGGGCAACTCTAACAATACATGGAATGTCAATACTTCAGGCAATGTCAACAACAACAACGCAATCAACGCCCTCGCGTGTGCTCCCGATCGTTTCTTCTCCGAGACATAAAGACCACTGCATAGCACTGGTGCTCTCAAAGTAGACACAAGGAGCCGAAATCCCTGGAGGTTTCAAGCCTCTGAACAATACAGCGGTGACGCGGAAGACGATGGTTCAGTCCGCTATAAGCGCCGCTGATTTATTCTTTACAACTAATGATGGATTATGAAGAGCTCATCGACTTTGATGCGCTCTATAACTCTATGCTCAAATGCCGTAAAGGTGTTTCGTGGAAGCCTTCCGTTGCGCACTTCCTTCTTAATCCGCTCGAAGAGTGCATCAAGCTCTCGAACGAGCTGAAGGATGGAACATACAAGGCCAAGGAGCCGAGAAGGTTCACGGTATTCACTCCGAAGCGCCGTGAGATCGTCTCTATCGCATTCAGAGACCGCGTATATCAGCGATCACTGAACGATAACGCAGTTTATCCCGCAATGGTCAAGAGCTTCGTGAGCGCAAACTGTGCGTGTCAGAAGGGCAAGGGTACGGATTATGCCAGGAACTTGTTCGCAAACATGCTGCGGAGGTTCTACCGGAAGCACGGACTGAATGGATATATCCTTCAGTGTGACATTCATGGCTATTATCCGACGATGAGTCACGCTCTGGCCGAGAAGACATTTGAAGGAAAGCTCTCGGGCAAGACCTTTGAGGCGGTCCAGAAAGTGATCCGGCAGCAGTATGACGGCGATACGGGATTTAATCCCGGTTCACAGATGATCCAGATCGCAGGAATATCCGTCCTGAACGGTATGGATCACTTCATTAAGGAAAAGCTCTGCTGCAGATATTACGTGCGCTATATGGATGACTTCATAATCCTTGAATCTGATCTGACCAGGCTTCAGATGGTCGAAACGAACATCGGATTATATCTCGCCGGTCTCGGCTTTCAGTTTAATCCGAAGAAAACGAGGATACAGGACATCGGAGAACCGATAAACTTCCTCGGTTTCGACTACAAGCTGACGAAGACGGGAAAAGTCATCAAGAACCTCTTTCCCGGAAATCCGAAACGCGAGAGACGGAGACTGGTAAGACAGGCCCGGTGCGGAGCTGATATCCAGAACTGTTATCAGGGATGGAGAGCTCACGCTTTGAAGGGTAATACGAACGGAATAATCAAACGAATGGACAAATTTTATAAGGAGGTATCTCAAAATGCCCAAAATCGTAAGACCAACACAGTCGATTAGAGACCGCGCAGAAGCTGAACACGCTGTCGCACAAACTCTCAAGAACGAGGCTAACATCGAGTTCATTGCTCTCATGACGGATGTCGAGTTGCCTGACAATGCAGAGGAGGGACTTAACAATGCTGACGCCTAAACAAATCGAGAAGTATAAGAAGTTCTATCAGGAAGGACTCTGGACCAAAGCCATGATCGACGAGCTTTATGAGAAGGGAAAGATCACGGCAGAAGAAAGGGACGAGATCCTCGGCGAAGATTAAAAAGAGCTCGGAGGGTATAGAAAGAAATGGACACTGTCATTCAATTCACTCCGGCTCAGCTGATAGCCGTCGCAGCTGCGATCATAACTGTCTCGACAGCTGCAGGCATCATTATCAACCTCATCAGTAAGCTGAAGGAACCCGAAAAGAAGCAGGATGACCGCATAACGAGATGCGAAGACAGGCTCGACAAGACGGACGTCATTCTTGAAAAGTTCAAGAGCTTCTTTTCAAACGATGATAAACGTTTCAAGGAGATCGAGGAAGGAAACAAGATCACCCAGACGGCGATCCTGGCACTTCTGAAGCATTCCATCAATGGCAACGATACGAAGGCCCTGAAAGATGCGGAGAAGAACCTTGAAGAGTATCTGATAAACAGATGATTATCCGTGAGTTCCTGAAGTTCCTGATCGTGAGCTTCTTTGTGGCTATTCTGGCCATACTCATATTTGCAACAAATAACAATGAATAGGAGGAAATAATATGAACGATCTCGGATTTATAGCATTCCCGGCTATTGTGGTGCTCTGCTATCTCGTAGGCGCTACTTTCAAGGCCATCAACAACGAAACTCTGAACAAGTTTATCCCGATGATCTGCGGATTCGTCGGAGGCGTTCTCGGAGTTATCGTCTATAAGACCATTCCCGGATACATTCCTGCGGATAACTGGCTTATGGCACTTGCCATCGGTATCGTGAGCGGTTTTGCTTCAACCGGTATCAACCAGGTGTATCAGCAGTTTACAAAGGAAGAGTATTACGAGATGGATACCGACGAAGATCTGTCTGTTGATGAAGGTGAAGACGAGAAAGAGGTATCCTGATATGGCTTCCTCGTCAGTAACGAAAAGCGTGGCCAAAGCTAAATCTTTAGACGGTGCAAGCGAAAAAAACGGACGTGCTCAAAAGGAAGTCGGAAATCCTTATTCAAAATGCACGGGCATCGCTTTTAACGTGAAGAAAAAAGCCTGGTGCCAGGCGACAAATGTGGCGATCGACTACGTTACGAAAACGGTCAAGAAGTTCACAACCACTGCAGGCTGCCGACAAGCTGTCAAATGGTTCAAAAACAAGAAGCACTGGTATAAGAAGGGAAATACCCCGAAGCTCGGCGATCAGGCTTATTTCGATTTTAAAAGAAAGAAAGCAAGCAAGCCGACACATACCGGCAGGATCATCAGCGTGAACACCAAAAATCATACGTGCGTGACCGAGGAAGGCAACGTATCGAACACCACCAAAAAAAGGCGCTTCAATTACCTGACATACAAGTATCTGTTGGGATTTGGCAGACCTTTTTATAAATAGTCCATCTTGGAACTCCTAAATAGAAAGAGCCCTCAGCTTCGTGCTGGGGGCTTTTTCCATTGGGCGAACATTTCTACTGATGAAGGTAGTGATAAAAGTCTATCACATTTTGCCCGAAATTTGCCCGAAGCGGGAGGGCAAAACCCGCAAAGCCTTACGGAAAGCCTGTTTCATTGGTGGAGATGAGGAGAATCGAACTCCTTTGTGTTTCGGCACTGGTGCCGAGAATGTCCGTAAAACAAGGCTTTTTACTTTTGAGTCATCCCTTTTGTCCGTCCGATGTGGACTTGTTGGCACCAA